TTAAAGTGATATGCCACCGGCAAGCGGATTTAGTGAGACAGCATTTTGCAGGTAATCTGGCGACAGATGCGCGTACACCATTGTTTGCTGGATGCTGGCATGTCCTAGAATCTGCTGTAGCGCGATAATGTTTCCTCCGTTCATCATGAAATGACTTGCGAAGGTATGACGCAGAATATGTGTTGCCTGGTTTGGCGGTATATCTGGCTTTACCGTCTTCAGTATTTGGCAAAATTTCTCATAATCCACTTTAAACAGTTTCGTGCTAGCCTCTTTCTTAATTAGCTTTTCCAGTTCAGCAGAGATTGGAACGGTTCGTTTTTTTCCGTTTTTGGTCTTCAGGAATGTCACACGACAATTAACTATCTGGGATGGCTTCAATGTTGCCAATTCAGACCATCGAGCGCCGGTGCTAACTCCAAGAAGAGCAATCAATCTTGCGTCCCCAGTCAGCGTATTAAGCAAATTGCTGATCTCTTCCTTTTCCAGAAATGTCATTTCCGGGTTCTCTTCCACTAGTGGTGGCAGGCCATGCACTGGATGGATGCCGGAAAACTCCTCTAACTGAATCAGTTTTGTGAACATGCCGGAAAAGCGATACATATCACGGTTAATAGTTGATGCTTTTATCCCATCACGAAGCCGGGACGAACGGTAGTCCATTAAAGCCCTCTTAGTCATTCGACTGACAGGGATGTCTCCGAGGCCGCTGATTGTCTTCGTAAGGTGATTAAATTCTTTCTCACCGTGTTCATGGTTCTGACCATGATATTTCCACCATACATCCAGTAATTCAGATAGAGTGCGGCGATCAGTTCTTTGGCCCGCCCATTCTTTCTGATTGGCGTTTGCTAATGTGTAACGCTCAAATGCTACTGCTTCTGCCTTTCTTTCAAACTTCCGCCGGATGCGACGTCCTTCACGCCCGCGCGGTCTGATATCCACTTCATAGCGCCCATCATCAAGTCTCTTAATACTCATAGACCCTCCGACAGGTAATAGGGGAACAATAATTTAGTTTCTCTGAAACTATCTCTTTACGTTTGATCCCGCTTTTAATCGGATACTTGTTATATTTTCTAACAAGTAAACAAGATTTGTAATAAACATAAGCCTGGTTAATGGTTAGCCAATTTTGCGGCCTGAGGGTGACGAGGTTGTTTCTTCTTGCCCAGAGTGTGCGACGACCGGACTAATTTGCCCGGCTTCCGGTGCTGTCTCGTCAGTCATGAGCCAAAGTGTGTATTTCTTGAAAGGGTCTGCATTGGTAACGCGAAGTACGACGCTTAGGCCTGGTTCTTTTTGACCACTTTCGTAATTTTTTACTGTCCCTAATGCTATCCCACTAATTTCACTAAATTTTAGTTGTGTTAGCCCCTCGGCCTTTCTGATGGCTTTCAATTTTTCAAACGTCTGCATTTGACAGTAATCCATTGGTGACTTATATTCCCCATTGAGGTAATCAATAGATTACCGTTTTGGGCGTGAATCCAGCAGGTCAGGAACCATCCTGAGCCGTTTTAAAGCCGCTGGATCTTACAAGGTTAGCATGTAACCAAATGAGGATGAATGATGACGGAGCATGTTGTTAGTGGTTCACAGGATACAAATACGAGGGTTAATCAAGATAAGAGCTCGCCTTTGACCCCTCATGAAAAGATTGGGTTGGCTGCTGATGTGGCTGTGTTCATGCAAGAAAAAGCCAGAGAGCTTGGTAAAAACCTCTCTGGCAAGAGCGTTTCAGATGTTTTGGTTCTTACTGAAATGCTTGGGGGCGAGCTGGCTGATTAAACGTCTAGCTTTTCGTTCAGCTTCTGTTCAAGCACAGCATAAACATCATCGAAATTAGCGCTGACTTGTGTCCCTGGACCCATTACGCGGGCTTTGATTGCGGACATCTGAGAATCAGGCGCGGATTTGCTTAACACGGTGCAAGTCTGAGCGAATAAGAAGAGAACTTTTTCTTCTGAGGTCATGTTATTTCCTTTTGTATGTAGGTTTACACCTCGTGCCTGTAACTGCATGAGGTGTAAAGAAAATAACACAAAAACCATGTTCCTGCATGGGGTTGCCCGGTAACTAACTGGAGGTTTTATGGAAGCAAGTGATTATGTAATTCAGTATCCGCTAGATGCGGTACATCCTGATAAGTTCGCGGAATTGCTGGGTAAGCCGCGTACAGCCGTTCAGACAATGATTGAAAAAAATAAACTTCCGGTTATTGAGTTTCGCGATCCGTCAAAGCCAAAGGCGCGCGCTGGCGAAAAGCTAGTTTTTGTTCCTGAGTTTAATCGCGGAGTACGTGAGGCATTCTATAACCGCCCGGTTGAACAGCGTGATGCCTGGTTGCTCTGGATGGGCCTCTGATAAATCTGGTTAAGGGATTGATGATGCTTATCCAAATCAACAGCAAAACAGCAATCTATCGCGGCTTCACTATCGTGAAGCTGCCACGCAAAAAACCGTATTCGCGCCAGCGTTATCAGATCACCAGAGGCGGGAATTATCTGGGGCTAGACTTCGCTTTAGCGGAGGCCCTTTCAACCATTGACCAGCTACAAAAGGGGGCAGCATGAGCCTTTTAGTTGCACATTCCCTGTCGCCAGTGGCACAGCGACAGCTATCAAGCCAACGCATAACCCGAAGAGCAAAAGCCGTACTGTCAGTCCTGCGTGTAAAAAACATACTCGGCCTTACAGATGAAGATCTTCTCTATGCCGCATCGGTCGTTCTCGAACGCACACTAACTACTGTAGATAACGCTAGCTAGGGGTAATTATGGCAACTTCAACAGCAGCAGTTATGGAAGCGCGAAACCGTTTAAATGCCACTAGGCAAGATGACGGGCGCACTTCATCACGTGGTGGTTACGGCCCTAATCATCAATACAGCAGATCGCGTAATGTTGTTCAGGGTATGGTTCTTTCTGATATTTCCCGGAATGGCTTTGAGGTTCGCTGTAAAGAAACAGGCATTCAATTTTCAATTCTTCCAGGCGGCTCAATTTGCGAATTATTCTCCGCTGAATTAGAAGCGTACTGGAATAGCGGCGGGCGTTAATTAAATAAATAAAATTTGAGTTTATTTATATACGGCATTTTTGCCGGGGCTTCGCTTTATCTTTTTTCAAGGGGTGATTATGAAAACTGAAGTAATTGAACGCGCGCATTTGCTTGGCCTGTTGCGTATTCAATTAACTCTGATGAAAAAAGAAAAGCTATCAACTAATGATGTTTATCGCAGCCTGGAAAACTGGATCAAAAACAGAGAGCAGGCAGCAGGAATCAAGGAAAATAAAAATGGCTAACTCTCCTATTATTTGGGTTGGTGGCAAGTCTCGCGTCATGCCTCATATACTAGCGACACTTCCTAAAGCTGATTGCCTGGTTGAGCCGTTCATGGGTAGCGGTAGTGTTTTCCTGAACACAGATTATAAAAGATACATCCTGTGTGACAGCAATGCAGCGTTAATCAATTTCTTTTCTATGGTGAAGTTTAAGACAAATGATCTTTTATCTGCATCAAAAGATCTATTTGATGGAGGGAATAACTCAGATTCTTATTATAGTGCACGTGAAGCATTCAATATGATTAATCGTGACTTTGATAAGGAACGCTATAATTATACGGATTTGGATCTAATAAGGTACGCGGCATTATTTCTTTATCTTAATCGCCATTGTTTCAAAGGATTATACCGTGTTAATTCAAAGAATGAATTTAATGCTGCTTTTGGTGATCGTAAAAAACCGCTATTCCCAGTAGAGGAGATTCTGCATTTTGCTAAAAGAGCGTGGGAAAAGAACGCAATGTTTATTTCAGGTGATTTTAGAATAACTTTACCTATCGTTTGCATGTACCACGAAGACACGCTCATTTATTGTGATCCTCCGTATTTACCAGCTAGTAAGACCGCTAATTTTACTACTTACGCCAAACCATTCACTGCTAATGATCATCGTGATTTAGTTAGAGAGTTGATTCATGCTCATCGTAACCACAACTGTCTATCTGTTATTTCCGGTAGTGATACCCCGGAAACCCATCAAATTTACTCTTCCTTTACTCTTAAATCGTTCGAAGTGCGCCGCTATATAGGCACCAAAACCCGCGACATGGTTGGTGAGGTGATTGGCTCTCTGCATGTTTGCGATTGCTGTGGGCGAGTAGGTGGCGGTTGCCCTGATTGTGGCGCTGTTATGGGGGATGCGACTTATTCAGAAATGGTTGCCTCAGGTGATTTCGATGAGGAGACAATCTGATGACAACTAAAAATGCGCTTGTATATCGCGTGCTAAGCCGCTCGAAATTTCATGATTTTTGGATTGTTAGCTTTATGGCTTTTGATCTCGGTACTGGTGAGCACTTTATGGAGGATGTGACTTTCAGATCGGCAAAGGAGGCATTCGCTCTAAAACCGGGAAATATTATTCCATTAGATCAATGTCTTTATGGTTTCGATATGGAGCTACCTTTCTGATGAATAGAGTCGAAGCGGTAGTTACAAAGGTTCTGAATATACGCCAGTACCGTAATTTCTGGATTACGCACGTTGAGGTGTTTAACGAGTGCGGCTATAGCAACACTGATCTGATCAGTTACTCAGAACGCGACGCCCGGGAAATTAAGCCCGGCGATGCTGTACTAGTCTGAGGCCAGTCTGATGACTGATTTTGCCTGGCCCTGGAACGCACCACGCCCAGCAGTTGGCCCATATGTTGACGATGTTAAACAACCTGCCCCTGTATCTGGGGCGGCGTTGCCTCACCCAGCCTTTGAAAAATACGTTAACCAGCTTTTCAAACGTGCGGGCTATAACCCCTCCGATGTTCGTGATCGCAATGCATTAATCCAGTATCTGGATAAGCAGGAAAAACGCGGCCTATCGCTAGATATCTATAAAGAGATTGTTCATCAGAATCATGAGGCTTTATTAAAGGAAGCGGCTGATTGGGCCAATACGCCAGATGGTATTGAATCCCGTTTAGCTGATGAGCCTTTTTTTATTCGTGAAGTTTGGCGAAATAAAATTCAGTGGTTACGGGCTAACCGCGGAGAGCGACACACCAATGATTTTTTCATGGGAACGGTGAAAAAATCATTGCTGCGTCTTGATGTTGTACGTAGTCGCCAGGGCGTGGATGAACACGCATACAGTGAACTTGCCGCCTACTGGCGCGGGCGTTGGGCGCGCCTTGCAGACTTCACTAAAAAAGAAGCGTTGAGCGCTGCGTATGAGATCGCCAACCGTCTTGCTGAAATGTTTGAAACCGAGTGCGAAGCTCTGGGATTAGACGTGGAAACGATGAGTAATGATGACCTCGATTGGCTACATCAGCATTTGGGGCGTGAAATGTTGTCATTACGTGTTGTGCCTCCGGCATGGGGCGGCGAGTGGGATCGGGAACGTATCTTCACCGCAATATTGCGTATGTCATCACCTGATTGGTGGGGGCGTAAAATCTGGCGCTTACGTTGTGATTGGCGTGAAAACCAATTGCGAGCAGTTGGCGCGGTAAATAAAAAAGCCCATGCCTATGTCAGTGCATCAAGCCTTATTGAGTGGCAGGAACAGCGCCGCAAAAATCGCGATTTCTTCAAAAGTCATGAGCTTGTTGATGAAGATGGCAACGTTTCATCACTCGAAGACATGATTAACAAATCAACGTCTAATCCGGCTATACGTCGCCATGAGTTAATGGCTCGAATGGCTGGAGTTGAAATGGTCGCGCAACAGCGCGGCGATGTTGGCATTTTCTTGACTATCACTTGTCCATCCAAATTCCACAGCAATATTCAATCTGGTCATCATAACGCGAAGTGGAATCACTCAACTGTTTCTGAAGCACAGCGTTATTTATGCCAGGTCTGGGGCCGAGCGACTTCAGCGCTTAAACGTAATGATTTGCGTCCCTATGGTTTCCGTGTAGCTGAACCACATCACGATGGAACACCGCACTGGCATGCGTTGTTATTCATGCCGCAATCAGAAGTTAAAGCCACGGTTGCGATCCTGCGTAAATACTTTATTGCAGAGGATCGAGAAGAGTTAGGCCGCAATACAGGCGCGCGTTTTAAGTCTAAAAAAATGGACCCGCGCAAAGGTTCGGCAACTGCTTATATTGCTAAGTACATTTCTAAAAATATTGATGGTCATGCCCTAGCCGGTGAACTGGATACTGAAACTGGTAAGCCACTAAATGAAACGGCTAAGTATGCGATGGCCTGGGCGTCTCTTCATCGGATTCGCCAGTTTCAGCCGCTAGGCCAGCCGCCAGTTACGGTATATCGAGAATTGCGTAAATTGAGCAATCAACTTACCGCACAGCAAAAGATTGCTAACACCTTCAAGCGTGGCGCGTCGCTTCTTTCTGATGCTGCGATGGATGCTGTATGTGCTGCGGCTGATGTTGGATGTTTTGCCAGTTATATAAATTATCAGGGCGGTGTCCTGATCCCGCGTGAAAATTATGTTGTGCGCCTGGCCTATCAGCCAGCCGATGAAATGAATGATTACTGTGAGATCCCCGAAAAGGTTTATGGCGTTTGGTCGCCGCGCTTGGGTGAAGTTTCACGCATTTGCACACGTCTAGTTAAGTGGACTATCCGCGCTAAAACCAACCAGAAAACCGGGGCAACAAATGCCGCTGGTTTGGGGGTTGATCTTCCTTCGTCGTCCTCCGGCGACGCTTGGAGTTCTGTCAATAACTCTACGGAAGACCAAAAAACAAACAGTTTGAGGTTGCATGAAGAGGGTATGACAGAAGATCGAGAAGAAGAAATTACCGACTTTGACCGCATGGATGATGCCCAGCGGAGGCAGCTGTTGCGACGCTTACGGGAAATTCCGCCAGCCCGTCATAAAAATGAATCTCCATACGTTCCAGATAGTGAATTGGATGTTGCCTGGCGGGTGGCAGTAGACCGGGTGGGCGGTAGATTTGTATCAGAGCAGGAAAAGCAGCGGCATTTGCAGCCAGTTATAGAACGCCTGATTGATGAGGCTGCAATTCACCGGATTGATATTGGGCGAGCCCAGGCGGTTTCACTCATTGAGGGTGGGCGTTTGACTGTCAATGGTACGGTGTACCGGGCAAATAGGCACGGTGATCTGATCACGCGCAAGGAACCGACATCAGTCGATAAGTTGTGGTTGAAGATACGCGATGTTCACGGCGTGAATACCTCTAAACTTAGATTTGATCCAGTAGGGGAGTACAAAAGAATGATTGAGCAGTTTTTAAGTAACCAGCAATGACTATGCGGGAGGGAGGATGAGCGAAAATCTGATGTTTAGTGATTCCATTTGTGTGCTTACGGCTGAAGAACAGCAGGTAGCCCAGATTTTGGGGGATGCATGGAATCAGTTTCTTGCCTTGCCGGTAGAACATCCGGCGGGGCGAGATGAGTTTTGCAGGGCCATTCATCACTGTCAAAGTCTGGTATTGGCCCGACCTGCGATTAGAGCGCTGGCAGACAAGGAGCAAGGCTTTAAAGGAAAGTGTGTTGAATGAACCACTGATAATACTTAGTATCAATTTGTTTTTTAGTTAATGTTATCAAAAGCAGAAAAATGACTTAAAGGATTAAAATCAATGACTACACCTCAGATTGCGACTATGACCGCTTCTGTAAGTACATATACAGCAAACGGTGATTGCCTTTACTCAAAGCTTCTTATTCTTCATCGTGATCTTTCTAACGTGCCTGCAATTGAGGTTTATATAGAAGGACTGAAAAAAGAAATCTTGCCTGATTTAAAAAAAGAAGACGCAGCCATTGCCAGTATTGAAATAGATCAATTGTCAATTTTAAATGGTGCTACAGCTCATACGGTGTGGCCAAAGCCAGAGCAGATGAAACCATAAACAGCAGATATATTCATCACAAAAGCCGCCTGATTTGGGCGGCTTTTTTAATGATTCGTGTCCTGCTATAGGGCTGCAAGATAGTGCGCAAAAATGCACTATGAAGTCATACTCATTTTTGATCGATTACGCGAGGCTCTGCGCTGGTTTGCAGGGGATCTGCAAGTGCACAAAAATACGCGTGTTTGTCGCGCGCAGGTGACGGGGGGACAGCCCGCGCGGTGGGGGGGATAGGGGGATGGTCTCAAATATTGATAAATTGGCGTTCTTTTGGCGTAATGCGGCGTTTTTGGTGTGTGGGATGGGTAGGGGTGAGATTAAGGATAGGTGTGCTTAGAATCGCGCTGGTGCGCTGTGTGGCTGTGCGTGGATAGTCGCCGCCGGGTGGCGGCTTCCGGGTTATTTACTGGTTTCAAGTAGGGCATAAGGTTTAAAGCGGATCACCTCTTCCCCAAGCCAGTCGTTTACATGCTTCAGTGCTTCCATCGCGGGCATAAGCTCATTGATAGCAAACACGCGCGCTGCCTTTTCCACGTCACCGAATGAGCCATTACCATCAGGCATGGCCCCCATCAGTTGTGGTGGTACGCGGTGCGCCGCTAGGATGTCATCGCGGGTTACAGACTTGATATTAAGAAATTCATCTTTTGCGGATATCTGGCTGAAGGGCATGAGTTGCACTCCATCTTTACCGCCGCCTGGTGCGTGTAATAGTAGGTTTTTAAATGCCCCTTTTCCACGTGCATCAGTGAGCGTTTTTTTAATACTCTTCATGCTCTCATCATCCACGGTTGAAGCACCAATGTAGAGAATGCATCCAGCGTGAGAGCCATTTTCATAATACATTTTACGGAACATATCGGCGGAGTGTGACAGACTGGCTGACAACAGCGCGCCCATGTATTCCGGCATTCCGTAGATCTCCTGGTGAATATCTGGGTTAAGAACGTGGCAAACCGAGCCAGTCTTAAAAGCAAATTCATCTTTCCATTGACGTATAAACCAATAAGTATCCAGATCACTTCCCCGGCGGG